TATGTATAGAGTGACAGGATATTGGAGAAACAACAAGGTTAGTAGAATCTTTACAGATGTCTACGATGCCATTGAGTTCAAAGATATAGTTGATGCAAACTATCCTCTGAAAGTAACATTTGAAAAGGGGATATACCCAATGAGAAGTTTTATTGTAAACAGCTGGAATGCTGTTATGAATTCGGATTATAATCCACTGAGTGCGATTCCACACACTGGTACACGACATATGGTTATGCAAGTACTAGCGTGGATGTGGGTGATTGTCTTTACAATCTCAACAGGTACATGGGCATATGTTGGTATCAACTTTATTGCTCATTCATTGATACTTGGTGCAATTGTGATTACTGTCGGCACATTTGAAACTGCTAGACGCAAACCAGAATATTTTGGTGGACTTGGTAGAGGCAACGGTGGTGAACATGAATAAGTTCAAACATTGGTGGCATGAGACTGACAGTATTGAAATGGTTCTATTTGCAACTATATGGAGTCTGTTTGGTTATGGTGCTTATGTAGTAATACTTGAACTTATAGACAGGGTGATGCCTTAATACATCCACACAGACCCACGGTTAGTCTGTCGTTGCACCCAGCACTTATACACTGGCTCTGCTCAATAAGATGGGGGGAAGAGTATTCCTTTCGCTTCCCCTCATCACTTTATCGAATAACATGGAGATATTATGAACTTAGAAGAACTTGCAGTGATGACACCAAAGAAATTTGCAATCAAGATTGAAGAGATTGTAAAGGATGGACAAGGACAAACATCATATATGGATGCTATCTTGGATTATTGTGCTAGAAACTCAATGGAGCCAGATGCAATCGCCCCACTCATTTCAAAACCCCTCAAAGAAAAATTAGAAGCAGACGCAAGAGAACTAAACTTCTTGCCGAGAGTTGCAACCCTACCAATCTAAGGAGTAATCCAATGGAAGGATGGACAGCATACCAGATGTATCTGGGTCTGAAACTTCATTTCACCACAGATTATGATTATAGGAAGTACGGTGGTAAAACATCTGCCTCTAAGGGTTCGTTTCTAAAAAGAAGAGATAGGTATTTCTTTTCTAGGGTTGCCAGAAAATATGGGGAAGATACACTAGACTATTACATTGCTAACTTTGTCAAGTCACCAAAGGGGTGGTTAGGAGATTTTAGTGAAGAGAACTACAACGAGTGGACTAAAAACAAACAGTCATTGACATACAATTTTATCAGTGACATGAATATTTTATTTGCACAAGTTGACGATTTTGAGGCACTTTTCTCTTGCAATAATGGACAACATAGTGTATTATTAAAGAACTTCCTCGCAAAGAGGATAACGATAGAATCGATGGTAATCCTTGATGGGTTGCTTAGTTATGTGAAGAAATGGGATAAGGAACTAGAAGATGATTTAGTATGGCCTGATGTAAGACGATTAGTCGTAAAATATAGTGCATTTTTGAGTTACGATATTCATAAATGTAGGTTACAACTGCTCAAGACTGTGAAGGAGAATTTCTAATGTCAGATGAGCTTATTAGAGAAAGAGATTTCTATCGTGCCAAAATGGGTGAACTCAATGCACGAGTTAGAAGTCTAGAATACGATAACGCTGAACTAGTGAAGCGTGACCAAGAAATCTCTAAAAGACTTGCAGATAATTCTGCAAATAGAGGTGGATACCGTCCTAAACCAAAACGGTTTAATTAGGATATACTTCCTGAGTATGAAGATAAACTGCTCTTTTTGAATTTATTAACAGAGGTGGAAAAATAGACTATGAACAACGATTATAAGGAAGTAAATACAATGCTTACAAAAGCACGTTTAATCAGTTATTCACAACCGCCTGAAGGAGAACTCTATGTCGGTACAGATGTCCAAGAACTCATATCTTATTGCGCCCGTGTCTCGAATCCGGCCAACCAAGCAAGTCACAAAACGTCCGAAAAACTCATCAAATACCTTGTTAAAAACAAGCACTGGTCGCCGCTTGAAATGGCTAGCGCTTGCATAGAGATTGAAACTACTCGTGACATTGCACACCAGATTGTGCGTCACAGAAGTTTTGCTTTCCAAGAGTTTAGTCAACGGTATGCAGACCCATCTGCGATGGGTGATGCGTTCACATTGCGTGAGGCGAGACTACAGGACACAACCAATAGACAGAACTCTATTGAGATTGAGAATGACCCAAGTATCCAAATGGATGATGCTACACTCCAACTTATAACAGAGTGGCAACGTAGACAACATGGAGTTATCAAACAGGCAAAGGATGCCTATGAGTGGGCAATTAAAAATGGGATTGCAAAAGAACAGGCACGTTGTTTGTTACCAGAAGGTCTAACCAAGACACGGTTATACATGAACGGTACACTACGCTCTTGGGTTCACTACATAGAACTGAGGAGTGCAAACGGTACACAAAAGGAACACATGGAAGTTGCTAAATTGTGTGCAGTGGAGATTGCTAAAATCTTCCCTCTAATGGAGAAATTATAATGCATAGATTTACCTATGAAAATGACTACGAAGATGACTTGCAAACTACAGTTGAATTCACTGTTCCTAGTGATGCAGACTTAGAAGATATGTGTGATGTCTTTGGTAACTTTTTAAGAGCAGTAGGATATGAGTTTGATGGACACATCGAAGTTTCATCTGATGCTAAAAAAGATTGGTTCAAACCGTATAATGTGGTGGTGAACCTAAAAGATGACTAAAGTATTTGTATTAGGTAATGGTGAATCTAGAAAGTCTTTTAATCTTGATGCACTAAAAAAGCAAGGTGCAGTATATGGGTGTAATGCTCTATACCGTGACTTTGCTCCTGATACACTTGTCTGTATAGACGGTGGAATGCAACATGAAGTTTATACGAGTGGCTATGCACTAGAAAACAAGTGCTACTTTCGTACATGGAGTAAGTTGCCTGTAGATGCATATTATATGATGGTAGACCAAACTACATTTGGTGATGACGGTCACACGGTTCAGAACAATAAACAGGGTAGAACTGAATTTGTTATGAACGGTACAGACCCAAATCAAATGAGGCAACTCTACGAATATCATATCAATAAAGGTACAGACAAAACTACTGTTGATGAATTGTTATCAAAACATCATAGGTGGATTACTTGGACTGAAGAGAATGATTGTGTATACGTCATTCCAGAAGATTATAGTAGTTGGAGTGCAGGCCCAACTGCTGTGAGACTTGCCCTTGAAGAAGAAATACCAGATGAAGTATATCTGATTGGATTCGACATGGGTAGTCAAAATGGGTTGGTTAATAATGTTTATAAGGGTACAGATAACTATCTGTCTAATGATGCTGCTGTGACGCCCTCTGTAAACTGGATTAATCAACACGCAAATAACTTTAAAGACTATCCTAGAGTGACATTCTATAAAGTTAATCCTGCCCCTCTAGGAACTGATGATACTTGTCAGTTCATTGAAGAGTGGAAAGACTACGATAATCTACAATACATTGAAGCAGATAATTTACAATTATCTATTGACTTTGGGTGGATGATGTAGTATTATAAATAAACAATATGATGAAAAACGTGAAATACTTAAACATACGATAACATACGGAGAAAATATATGTCAATTTCAGCACTAAGAAACCAGAACAGTCTGGACAAACTACTCGCACAAGTACAAAAGGATGAGAAGCCACAAGGTGGTTCAGAAAAGAAGTCCTATGTAGATGAGCGTCTTTGGAAACCACAGGTTGACAAGGGAGGCAATGGTTACGCAGTAATTCGATTCCTACCTGCCCCTGCTGGTGATTCAGATATGCCATGGATACGAGTTTGGAATCATGCATTCCAAGGCCCAACTGGACAATGGTTCATTGAGAACTCTTTGACCACTCTAAATCAGACCTGTCCTATCAGTGAGTATAACTCACAACTATGGAACTCTGGTGTAGAATCAGATAAAGAGATTGCTCGTAAACAGAAACGTAAGTTGCAGTACTATGCTAATATCTACGTTGTAGAAGATGGAATGAATCCAGAGAATAACGGTAAGGTAATGCTTTATCGCTTTGGTAAGAAAATCTTTGACAAGTTGATGGAAGCAATGCAACCTGAGTTTCCTGATGACCCACAAATCAATCCATTTGATATGTGGGAAGGTGCAAACTTCAAATTGAAGATTCGTAAAGTCGATGGTTACTGGAACTATGATAAGTCAGAGTTTGACTCTGTATCACAGTTAAAGTCAACTGATGATGAGTTGGAAGCAATCTATGCAAAGACATATTCTTTGAATGATTTCCTTGCACCATCTAACTTCAAGACTTACGATGAGTTGAAGTCACGGTTAGACGCTGTACTAT